TTATACTTTTCTAATGGGGTACATACAGGCTAAAACTTGATTATACTGATAGTTGTTAACAACAATTATCTAGATAGATATATGTACTTACCCAATGAGGTGCAGGGGCCCCAGGCAAAACGGCTGGTACCTATTAGGTTCTAGGTGGGGGTGTTTAAAATGCTGACAGGGTAAGCTTTGTAGGAACTTGTAAGCTCCTAATCCTTTTTTGCCAGATGTCAATCACCAAATAGCCGGCAGGGTGTGTAGGAGACAACTGAGTCAACAAACCTACCCATGTATGATACATGTAAAAAGCATTGGCGCGAAAATATAACCAATGAGACGCATATTCTAAAAATACCTAGCATCTGTGTACCCCGTAGGGTATGTTAAACTAACCAGACGGATAATCCCCCGCAACCCCCCGGATTAAATATTTACCCTGCCGGCTACAATATCTATGCAGGTGCTGTGGGAACATAAACACATACCTATGTGGGTAAACACCCTTGGTTACAGCTCCCCCCAACACAACACCACCTGGATACATAAACCCACTGTTTACCCCGTCGGGTAAATACCTAACCAGGTACCGTGAGAACATAGACAGTATTCTGTGGGAAATCTTTATTGAGGTAGATTGGGGGTACATGAGGTAGGAATGTTCACATTAATACAGAGTAGTGCAATACATAATCAATACAATTATTGTTGCTATACAATAATCCACATAAACATGTAATTAACTAATTACTTCTGCGTTTCTTTTGTGCAACACTGGTCTTTGGCCTACTTGTGGACTTCCTTTTCAAGGACACAGGGCGCCTTACTGCAGTCTGGAAAATAAACTTACGGCCAAGTGGGTATTGGTCTAGCTCTTGTGACAGCCTTTCAGTAAGGTCAACCGTCCAAAAAGATTTCCCCTCATACGGATCCTTCTTTTCCTTTGGGGGGTTCCTATCAGGACACCTGGTAGCAAGTGATGTTATATACCTATAGGTATCCTCTAAGCTTTGAGAAGGAGCAGGTACAAATCCTAGGTTCCAATTGTCCAGAATGGTGGGATCCATTGCATTCAAGTGTGCTAATATATCAGGGTCAAGGGGAACCTTACAAAGCTGCACAATGAAAGACAACTCATACTCCTCAACATGTCTAAGGTATTCCTTAAACTTATCTTTGTCATATTTTTCCACCTCCCCTGCTTCGGCCTTCACTGAAATTGTAAAATTGCAATTTCTTGTATTGTCAACAACAGTCACAAACAGTTCATTCTGCCACAAAATACCATTGTTTGCACCCTGGGCCCTCTGCAGCCAGAAAGGCCTGTTGAATATCTGGCTGTCTGATGATACTAATGACCCACTAGGTGTTGCAGAATACACCGCTGATGCTATGGCCTTCTGAGCCTGGTCATCGTTCCCAGGAAGAAAGTATTCTTTGGGAACATCATCCCCTTCCACACCACCTCTTACCCAAAAATGCCTACTATATAGCTGCTCCCTTCTAGTGAAAAAGAATAAAGAGTTGCCATACTTTTCATTGGACATTTTAAGAAAATCTGGATACTTGCAGGTATCCTGACTTATATCCAAAGGCACCTCAGACCTATTCTCTTGCAGCCCTTTGAAATTCATAGCCCCATATCCTATGTCACACATATTCCCATCCTCAATAGTTGAATTTACAAGCTCAATTGGGGGACAATCACCCTCATTAACCACTTGGTCCGCACATGCAATTGCCCTGTCCCAGTGTTCTCCAATGCAAGGGGTGCACCCTATCACACAAAGCTGTACCTGTTTGGGATCGTGGGACACATTCTGCCTGTCATCCTTCGATCCTAATTGATAATTGTTAGGATTCTCAGTATCTTTAACCTTGTTGTAATAGGGGTTGCCAGAGCTCCCAACTGTAATAGGCTGTCCCCTCCCAACCTGCATGCCCACCACCCCCCACACCAACCTTTCCTTCTCGGGGTTATAGATGGGACTAGTAATAGCGAAATAATTGGGGTCCGGCAACTTTACCCTGAATACCCTATACTGGCTTCCTGATACCTTGGGAACAACAACCTTTTGAATGTCTACCTTAGAATGTACAGGGAAATAGGGGTGACCCACAGTTAATAGCCGATCGCTACCAGCATGATAGTAGATATCTGTCCTTTTCACAAATTCTTCTGTATTTAAGATGCGTGCAGAAGGATTGGGTGGTGGGAGATAGATTTTGTTTGTACTCGGTTGCCACAGGGCCATCTGTAAAAGATGGAAGAAAAATTAACGCTTCCGCCTTAGAGAGTAAGTCCGGCTAGCTACCTCAACACGTTTTCGCTTACGCTTCCGTAAACTAGGTTCAAAATTCCCGCCAGTTTCCGCGGGATCGGGTTCAGTGGGAGGTTCAAAAGGAGGTTCAATGGGAGGTTCAGGAGGTTCAATGGGAGGTGCACCGGGGTCAGAAGGAGGAGTTAAGGGCCTAGGCCTTATTCCTTGTCCTACAGTGACATCTTGTGGAAATAAGTTGGAAATAGTTGCACCTGTTGGCGGGAAGATTATTTGCACTCCAGAAGATGTAAACAAAGGAGTAGGAGATGTCCTATCCCCAAAAAAAGATAATCTGGAGCTACTAAAGTCTACAAATTCTTCCTCTTCCAACAGGGACTCCGGGTATAACTCAGAGCCTAGTACAGCGGGGTCCTCCAGAGAAACATCTACAAAATTGGGGTCTTGCAAGGTCACATTTGGGGACCCAAACACACGTAGTTCTAGTTCCTCACCACCATCAATTGTACTCAGTGTATGTTGGAATTCAACCTGTGCCTGCAATCTAAGGGCACTGCGTGTCCTCATCCCACCCCTGAATCCCTCCCTGCTAACCCTGACCCTACCATCAGAGGTGAGGTCAAAACGCATGTCCCCCAGAGATATTATATCAGTGAATGCAGGGTCAGGTGCAGCTCTAGGCCTACTAGGTAAAGTAAAATGTAGTGATCCGTCAGGATCAAATACGGGATTGTCATACTGGAACTGCACAAGTGAACTAGGCCTGTCAAGAAATGCTTGGTCCCCAACTGAAATCCTAGGAACCCTCCTAGGCAATGGGGCCCTGACAGGGGTAGGACCATCTATGGGTGTGCTAGAGAAATACCCATCCCTATCCCCAGACCCTGACACCCGGAAGACAGCAAGCTCAACATCTTCAGGTGTCCCCCCTACAGAAAAGCCACCACCCCTACTTTCAAATATAATGTGAGGGGCACTAGAGCTGTCATGCAAGGGGTCAGCGGAACGCTGAAGACCCTCGAATACATGATTATCATGGTGGGACACTGTGACTCTGCTCCTAGTTTTCTTGGGTGCTGTTGGGGCAACATCAAGAATTGCACTCTCCTCGTTTTCCACTGCGGGACCAGGCCTAGCTGAGAGATCGGTCAGTTCTATGTCAGTGGACATAGTAGGAGGGAGTGTGTCTCCCCCAGCTACATCGAAGGGACCCTCGGTTGGTGTGAACACCGAGGGTGCCTCAGGATTCAATACATCTATAGGAACAACATCCCCAGGGCCTACAGGGTCAATGGTTGGAACCGAGGGCCTAAGTAGTGTACCACCAGGAGTAATTGGGACACCTTGAGGGTCCCCAAGTGGTATGTACCCTGAGGCACCCCCAGACCCACGCCCAGTCCCAATGCCCAGGTTTCCAAAATACACAACAGAGCTGAACCATTTTAGCAGTCTGTCAGCCCATGTGTCATTTTCCACTTTGGGAATAATGTCAGGGGGACATGTGCCTGATATTTTGCATGTGCTGTATATATCCTCTGGTGAGGCCCTCTTCCTTCTCCGGACACTCATGTTGCATATATGTGATGTTTATTAAGCGAAAGCTATCTACATACATTTACAAACAAGCTGCTATTTACAAGCATGAGGTTACAAGTTCTGAAACCACCCCTTAGACACAAACACCCCTTTAGGTAACTTCAGTAACAGAAAGTCTTTCTCTTGCTGTGCAGAATCAAAGGCTATTAGCATTCTATGTTTCCCCTGACCCCTACCACCTGCAGTCCAATACCATGTTGAGGAAATATGTTTATAGGTAGACTTATGTTTAGTTTCTAGCCTGTATCTCCAACATTTAAGAATATTTGCATCACCTTGGGCAAGCAACACTGGACACTGGGTTACAGGACACTGGGTTTCAGGACTGGTTACAGGACAGGAGGTTACAGGACAGGAGGTTTCAGGACAGGTTACAGGACAGGTTACAGGACAAGAACTAGGGCCTTCTCTACAGTCTCTCTGAGTTGTTGAAGTAACTTCTCCAGGTCTTCCTCCAGTTTGTCCTTCCAGAGGTCTATCAGTTCCTCCAGCAGGCTTTTTACTGGTCCTGGGGGCTTCTCCTTCTTCTTCTTCTCCTCCCCCTCCTCCTTCTTCCCACGCTCTTTTTCTGGGTCCACCTGATCCACCAGGTTGATCGCACCGTCCCCCGACTCCTCTGGGAACTCCTCCTCCTCCGGGATGGGCTCCGTCAGGGGTTTCCTTGGGGGCCGAAGACGGGATGGGCTGTGCTCCTCCCAGGGGCCCAACCGGCGGCGTGTAGGTCCCCGAAGTCCGGACTCTTGGTCCTGTCTTTCTCTCTTTGGTCCGTTCAGGTTGGGAGGAGGGGGTCTGCGGAGTGGAGTCTTGTTCTCCTTGTCCTCGTCCACGGTGTGTCTTTCTAACAAAATCAGAATTGAGAGGATGTTTGAATGTCATGTCATAATTATGACTGTCAATATCAAATACTTTATAGTACACTTTACAATCATCTTCCACATAAAAGCACCCGGTTTCATCGGTTTCCCCTGTAACCACTGTCCATTCTCCTTGACAGTCCTGCTTATAAATTTTTCCCCATCCAGTGTAAACATCCACATTGTCCATGTTTGGTCCATGTTTAATTTTCACCAAATAGGGAAGTTTTTTGAAACATCTTTGTGGGGGGCTAACATAGGTCTCATAACTAGTGTCTGAAAATGTCCATTTCTCATCCCCGAAGGGTGAGTTCTTTAGGGTCTTTACTACAAGTTCCATTTCAATGGCAATCTTAGCTTGTGCCTCAGACACTGCAGAAAGTGGTAGGGGTTGCAACCCTATAGTCTTTAGGCCTTTTTTTCTACCAAAGTTCATCATAATATTTTCCTGTCTTATCAATGACCAATATTCACAATGGTCCACAATGTCATTAGAATCTTTTTCAAAAAGATCCATTAATTTTCCTTGCACAGCATCGAAACGAGCTGTCAGGGTCTCCATTTTCTTTGTCCTCGTCCTCTTCCTGATCACTTAAGTCTAGGGGTCTCCACATTTGCTGAAGGAAGGATGCCCAGTTACTTGCTGAGAGATCAAAAAGAGGTAGGCCATTATCGGTTAATGGAAACTCATTTTCAAAATTAAATTGTTTAATTCTACTATGGAGATACTTCCATTTTGCATCTCCTGCAATATCCAAGTTGGTAGTTATCAATAAGGGGGGGAATTTTGTTTGCACCGGAGCTTTGTGTTTACAGTCTAGTGTCACCGGATTTCCATCTAGCCCATTCCTTAAATATGTGTCTATATACTGCCAGCATGGATATGTGGCATCATCAATTAAAGCAATTTTACATTCAGTTAATGGCTGTAACCAAAAATGGCTTTTGCTGTTACAGAATGACAGTACCCTGCCTCGCATAAATTTCATAAGACTCATACAAAACTGTGTTTTCCCTGTATCTGGGGGACCATATACAACCAGACAGTTCTTTTTTGGGGTGCCTTTAAATAGTAATTTTAAGGTGCTTATAAAGTGCGGGGGGGCTATGTTCTGGTATCTCAGGAACTTTACAATATCTTTCCATGAACCAATGTTTTCATGTTCCTGGATTCTCCTGTGTACCCACTGTGAAAATGACATTGATTTCATTTCTGCTCTTCTATAATGCCTGACCATAACAGAGCAATCTTTCACATGCTTGGCCTGACTATTGGTATTTAACCAGGCGGCTGCATTTGTATCTGTTTCTGCATATTTCGCATAATTATAAGCAATGTCAGCCTCATCTGCAAGTTCATTGTCATATGCCCACTGAACCATTTTAGAAAGGTCAAACTGCTCTTTCCCCGATTGGTGGGTAAGTAAAGTCTGTGTGAGTATCCATTCGGGTGTATTTCCGGCTTTAGCTACACCCTGCCTAGTCCCATTGTTAAACCAATATACTGCAGCAGGAACACTTCTTGTCTTTGGGGGCTCACACATAATATATTTACTGTCTACGTTGTAGGTTGTACTAAATAGCTTTAAAACAGTTTCTCTACATTTAACATTTTTAAATGTAAACAATCCGAGAACTATATAACCAATGTTTGTGGGCCTGTAGCATATCTGCAAATATTCACAGTGCTTTTCTAGCAGTACTTTGCCCACATCTACCACGTCCGGTGATACCCCAAACGTCCCCACCACCCACTCGGCACAACACGTCTTATTACTTTTGAATGTTCTCGTTAGGTCGGCAAAGCTAATCTCAAAGGCTTCTTTAAACTTAACAAACATGCTAACACGCGCATTTTTACATTGTAAGAGATCCCGTACATCATTAGGCGCCATATTCCCCACATTTCGGTTAACACATAACACACCATCCGTACTATCCTCCCCCCCCGGTACCTGTTGCGCTCCAGAAAAATTATTAATTTCATAGCTACAGCCCACACCACTATCCTCTATTGATCCTGTTGCTTTCTTTTTCGGAGTGCTATGCGTATGCGTATTTTGACTCTCCCTAAAGTACTTTCGTTTTAGCGCATTTAAGTGGGCTGCAGATTCTTCTCTTTGTTGCTGCATGTACAGTTCACGGGAAATTCCCACCTGTTCCTCCTGTTCTGTATCATCTATTAAATTACTGATCGAACTATCTGAATTTACATCCTCCTCCATTGAGGTATCAGAACAAAATGCCTCTTCTAAAATAAATTCTGAAGCTGATGAGGTACCTTTATTGTCCATTTTCTCCTTTTTGGACGCAGGGGAGGCACACAGGTCTCACGTCTTCAAAGAAGTAATTGAAGAATCCTGACACAGTCTCTGGATTAGCTAAAATGCAGAATGATATTCTTCTAGAACAGGTTGCACAGGACACAGTCACATCATAGTACTTGTAAGGACGGTGCTCCACCTCATCGCCTGTTGTGGACTCCTCCTCCGAAGTTGGAACTACCTGGTCTAGTTGTAAAACTATGTCTTTTAGGTCTATTCTGTCCCCTATCATTTTGTCTCTAGGCCGTCCTTACAAAAATCACAATAACCTCTCCATTGTCCTCTAACACAATACAGAGGCAATTGGCACCATGTATGTGAGAGTCTCTCTGATAAGTCCAATTGCTTTAAACACAGTACACAACAACTATCTAAAAACAATAAAGAAAACCCTCTGTCATAGAGGTTAAAAACATCTGCCCTTTCCTCAAAGTGAAAAATAAAGTCTTCTTTGGCTGCCGCCAAACAACAATCAATACAAATAGCCTTACAGCAAAAGCCAGTCCAATGAAGATTGAAATTCTTTCTTTCAAAGTCGTATTTGTCTAGCTCAGTAAGCTCATTTTTACAAAAGATACATGTTATAGGTATCTCATAAGGATTTAGGCCTAATAAATTCCCTAGCTCCCTTAAGCTCCTCGGCAACGCAAGTGTATCCTCTGTGGGCTCCATTCTACCGATTAAATTTTTTGTTCCCCT